TATCCATGTTCCCTGACGGGCCAGACGCTTACTCTTTGGAGGACTATCGACGGCAAGTCTTTGATACACAACACGATGTGAGCACATCAACAGATGGGCCTCAGCCGCTCTCGGGCGCGCGGGTCCTTCCCCCGTGTGGCCCGCTGAGGGTGACGCAGCAGCCCCCGTGTGCCCTAGCGCCAGGGATTTTTAACCCCATTTCCGTTTCCACGCCTATGCCTAAGCCTGAAAACCCGCGCAATTACTCCGCCTTGCCCGTTTCGGACGTGGCTGAGCTGCTTGGAGTCACCGACCGCCAAGTCCGCAACTGGATCAAAGACAAAGGGTTACAGTCCAAGTCCGATCCGCGCGGCCTGATGCTTGACTGGCCCACCACGCTCAAGTGGTATGTGGCCTATCAGGCGGACAAAAACCTCGGAAATGGCGGAAATCGCCGCCCGAATCCCGGCTCAGATGGTTCCGAAGTGCCCCTGGAGACCCTGGAAGAGGCAATTTTGCGGAAAACCATGGCCGAAGCGGACCTGAAAGAGCTTCAACTTGCCCGCGAACAGGGTCAGATTGTGGCCATTACCGATCTGGAGCGCGTTCTTGCCAACTCCAACCGCTCCATTCAGACCCAAGTCCTCGCCCTGCCCGCCGGCCTCGCTCCCCAGCTCATCGGCATGGATGATCGTCAGAAGATTTTCAACCTGATCGACCGGAGTTGCCGTTCGCTGCTCAGCAACCTGGCCAACATCGACGCCATCCGCCAGGCCCGCACCCAGGAGCCGGAATCGGAAGAGGAATGATCCGGATCCGCGCGCCCTACCAGACTTCTCCCGAGGGCATGGCCGCCACGGGCCGCGCTTTCAATAAGGCGCACAAGATGTTCTTGCCGCCCGCGCCGCTAACTCTCTCCCAATGGGCAGACGAGTACGCACACATTCCCAAGGAAAACTCCGCCGCTCCCGGAAAGTTCCACACCTCTACGCTGGAGTATCAGCGCGGCATCATGGATGCCATCACCGATCAGGACACCGAAACGGTTGTCTTGATGCTGGCCGCGCAGTCCGGAAAAACGCAATGCGCCAACCTTAACCCCATCGGCTATTACAGCCATTGGGAGCCGTCGCCGATCCTGTGCGTACAGCCCACCCTGGCCGAGGCGGAAAAGTTCTCCAAGAACCGCATCGCCAAGATGATCCGCGATACGCCCGTGCTCCGCGAACTGTTTCCCTCGCCGCGTTCGCGGGACTCCGGCAACACTCTGCTCAACAAGGAATTCCCCGGCGGCGTTCTTGTCATCGTCGGCGCAAACTCTCCGCTCGGGCTGCGCGGCCTTCCCGCGCGCGTCATCCTCATGGACGAGGTGGACGGATACGAGGAATCCGCCGGCACGGAAGGCGACCCGGTTGACCTTGCGAAAAAGCGCAGCACAAAATTCTGGAATCGCAAGATTGTCCTCACCTCGACGCCGCACATCAAGAACCTTTCCCGCATCGAGCGGGCCTTTGACTCCAGCGACAAACGGTATTACTACGTGCCGTGCCCGCACTGCGGTGAGATGCAAAAGCTGGAGTGGCCGCGCCTCAAATGGAATACCGAAGATCTTGCCACCAACTCCCGGCCGCGCGTCATCGATTGGTGGTATGTCTGCGTCAACGGCTGCGAAATCCGCGAACGCTCCAAGCATGAGATGATCCGCAACGGTTCGTGGCGCGCCACCGCCGAGAGTCACGACGGCAAGACGGCCGGCTTCCATCTCAATGCGCTCTACGGCGTGGTCGATTGGTTGAACCTCATCCAGGAATGGCTCGAAGCGCAGACCTCCCTCGAGCGGATGAAAGTCTTTGTCAACACGAACCTCGCGGAGACATGGGAGATTCGTGGCACCGGGGCCAATATGTCAGAGCTGGAAAAGCGCCCGCGCTTCGCGCACGAAGTGCTTCCCTCTGGCGTTTTGTGGCTCACCGCCGGCGTGGATACCCAAGACAATCGCCTGGAATGTACGGTGTGGGGTTGGGGCCTTGACGATGAACGCTGGTCCATCGAACACAAGGTGTTTCCCGGCGATCCGTCTTTGCCCGACGCCGATCTGGCCAGCCCCTGGGCCGCGCTCCGCGATTACCTCTTGGAAGACTGGGAACACCGCGCCGGCGTCACGATGCGCATCTCCACCGCGCTCATTGACTCCGGCGGCCACCACACCGAGCGCGTCTATGAGTTCACCCGTAAGCATGAGTTGCGCCGCTGGCACGCGATTGTGGGCCGTGCCGGAATCGGCAAGCCATTGTTGAGCCAAGGTACTCGCCTCGGACCTTACAAAACGCTGGTCTACACCGTGGGCACTGACACCGCCAAGGAAGATGTATTCACATCGTTGCGCGTTCACAATCCGGGTTCGCAATATACCCATTTCAGTGATGCGCTCGATGCTGAGTATTTCCGTCAACTCACTGCGGAGAAGTTCGTCATCACTAAAAAAGACTTTCAGACCGTTGGTAATTGGGTGAAAACCGGCGAACGTAATGAGACTCTCGATTGCGCCGTCTACGCGCGTGCTGCTGTTCAGGTGCGCCGGCCCAATTTCAGAAAGATCGCCCGTAGTCTTTTCCGCGCAACGGAAAAGCTCCGCCTTGAGCGCGAGGCCGCCGGTATGCCGACTCCAGCGCCCCCAGAGGAATACATCGGCTCCGCCCCAGAATCAGTTGAAAGCGAAACGCCGCCCGATTGGGCACAGAAGACAGCCGATACGGCTGTGAAACTAGCAGCAGCGCTTACCCAGGCAGCAAAGCCCGCGCCAGTGCGCCGCCGGCCTTCCGCCGCATCCCGGCTTCGTAACTTTGGCCGCAACCTCTGAGGAAAATTTCACAACTGTGCTCGCGGTCACACCATGAATTATATTTGCATCGTACGATACAAACAGATCAGCAAAGAGGCGAAGAGATGAAAGACAAGATCACAGAGCAGCAATACCTCGATTTTCAAGCGGCGTTCGATTTCTTCAACGTTCAACTTTTTGCGGACTCACTGCCTCAAGTGCTGGTCACCTTGCAGCGTCACGCCAAGGCGCGCGGATACTTCGCCCCGGAGCGCTTCCACGGACGCGGCAACAAGGTTACCGTCCATGAAATTGCACTCAATCCCGATTGCTTCTGTGATGAGACAGACGAGCGCATTCTCTCCACCCTTGCTCACGAGATGGCTCACCTGTGGCAGCAAGCTCACGGCCACGCGCCGCGCCGCTGCTACCATGACCGGGAGTGGGCGGCGAAGATGAAGGCCATTGGCTTGCAACCCACCACAACCGGCGAGCCTGACGGCAAAGAGACGGGCCAGCACGTCACCCACTTTGTGGTGAAGGGTGGACCATATTCCCGCGCCTATGCCAAGCTCAAGGCCAAGGGCCTCAAGCTGCGGTGGGAGTCTCCCGCGCCCATGGTCGCCGAGGCCCAGGCCAAGAAAGAAAGCAAAACAAAGTTTACCTGCCCATCCTGTGAACAGAACGCCTGGGCCAAGCCGGATGCTGTGCTGATCTGCGGCAACTGTTTCGAGGACGATCCAAGCGACCCGCAAATCATGCTTGCGAACGCCTAAACAGCCTAAATTCGCGCTAAATTGCCAAAGTTGCCCATAGTCAAGTTATGGGCAACTTACTCAATCCAGCTACGCCGATTAACCAATTCCATGATTCCGATATTCCGCTGGAGCCCACCGACCTCCGCGCCGGGGATTCGTGGAATTGGGAGCGCGTGTTCCCCGATTTCCCCAGCGGACTTTACCAGCTCAAGTACATCCTCAACAGCGCTAGTAATCGCTTTGTGATCGATGGGACGTCGGCCACCAATCCGCCCATCACCCCCGATAGCGACGGCCAGTCATTCGCCATCCAAGCGCCAGCCACGCTCACCGCGACCTGCCCCTCTGACACCTATCAGATGGTGGCTGTCTTGTTGGGCATTGCGGGCACCACGGCTGCCGGTGAACAAGTCACATTGCCATTGCAAGATGTGACCGTCTCACCCAACTTGGCCACCGCCACCGGCCCTGTGGATACGCGCAGTGATGTGAAGAGGAACCTCGATACCATCAATGCGTGCCTCCTGGGCAACACCGACCCTAGCGTTTCTGAGTACATGATTAACGGTCGCCAGCTCAAGCGTTTTCCCCGCGCTGACCTCATCAAAGAGCGTTCGTTTTGGCGCGCTCAATACAGGGCCGAACTCCGCGCCAAAGGTGAGTATTGCCCGCGCCGCGTGATCGGTTTCCGCTTCACAACCAGCGTGTAAGGAGAGCTATGGCAACCCTGCAATCGATCAATCTTTTTTCCCGCGCTTTCCGCGCCGTATCCGATGGATTCACTGCTGCGCGGCGTTCGCTCACCTCCGATTCCACGCTGGCCCAACTCGGCGGCGGCAGTGGATACTCTGGCTTTCAGGCTGCAAAGCAGAGCCGAATGAGTGTCGATTGGCCTTCCGCCTCGCGCTCCGCTGATCAGGACTTACAGGTCGATTTGCGCAAACTCCGCGCTCGCGCCCGCGATCAGGCCATCAACTCGCCCATTGCTTCCCGGTTCCTGGGTATGGTCCGCGCCAACGTTGCCGGTCGCCATGGCGTCAAGTTGGCGTTCAAGGTTGCCCAGGTACGCAAGAGCAAACAGAGCAACGGCCTCGATGAAAAAGCCAATGAAGAGTTGAAACGCGCGTGGCGTGAGTGGGGCAAGAAAGGTTCCTGCACCGTCTGTGGCCGCTATTCGTGGCGCGAGGTGCAGCGACTCATTACAGAGAACACAGGGCGCGACGGTGAGCAGCTTATCCGCAAAGTCTATGTGCCTAAAACCGTCAACCCGTTCGGTTTTCAAATACAACTCATCGACGCCGATCAGCTTGACGACAATTACAACCTCATGGGCCGCGCCGATGGCGTGCAGATACGCATGGGCGTCGAGGTAGACGCCAATCAGAAGGCGTTAGCCTATCACCTCTTTCAAGGCAACCCTTACGAGGCGTCGTTTGGCTCATCCAACCGTGTGCGCGTACCCGCCGATCAAATCATTCACTGGATCGTGGCTCACCGCACCGGCCAGACACGCGGTTATCCGTGGATGGCTTCCGGTATGGGACAGTTGCGGATGCTTGATGGATACTTTGGGGCAGAGCTGGCCGCCGCGCGCATTGGCGCTTCTATTCTTATGTCGATTGAGACAGCCAAGGATGCCGATCCCGACGCCGATGAAATTGAAGGCGACGGAATCAACGCCGATGGCTCCAAGGCTATCGACATCGGCATGGGCAGCGCCCTCGACCTTACGGGCACTGGAGCAACGCTCAACAATCACACTCCAACGCATCCCACCAATGCTTTTGACCCATTCGTCAAGCAGTCGGGGCGGCTCATCGCATCCGGTTTCAATGTTCCCTATCATTCTCTGTTCAACGATCTGAGCGGCGTCAATTACAGCTCCGCGCGCATCGGCGAGATGGAGGTACGCGAGTTTTGGATGGAGATGCAGACCTCATTTATCGACAACGTGACAGAACCTGTTTACGATGCGTGGCTCGGCGCTGCTCTCCTCAATCAAGCCATCGCCCTGCCCTTTGCGGATCGCAAGCGGTTCTGTGGCGAGTTCATCAAGTGGGAGCCGCGCCGCTGGCCGTGGATCGATCCTCTCAAGGATGTGCAGGCTAACACGTTGCTAGTGCAAAACGGTTTTGATACCCACGAAAGCATTCTCAACAGCGTGGGCCGCGACTTGGAAGAAACCTACACAGAGCTATCCCGTGAGCAAAAACTTGCGGATGAGTTAGGCATCGCGCTTGGCACCGATATTCGCGGCCAGGGAACAAGCGAAATCAACAACGAAGACGAGACGCCGGAAGATGCCGCCGGCGGCGGTTCGGAGAATGCCCCGAAAGAAGATGAAGAAAAGCCCGCTTCGCAGTCAACCTCCAAACCTGCCAAGCCAAAGGCCGGCTCGAAGCCCGCTCCGGCCAAACCGAAAGTGAAACCGGGTCGCAGTCGTACCGGGGTCCCCGGCGACGGGTCCATGTCGCAGGGGTGGTTGAAGCGCGGGATGCACCCGGCTAACGCCGCTCTGTGGAACCTGACGAAAGACGAGGAGTAACGCCGCCTAACCAACGGCCATCACCGATGTAACTTCCCGAGGAGGGAATATGAAATTGAAAGCTGCAATGTTTGGATGCGTCTTTGCGATTGCTACGCTGTGCATGTGTGTCCCAATGGTGGTGTCGTCGGCCAGCGCGCAGAGCGCACAGCAAACGCCCATCGCTTATGACACGCTGGGCCACCCCATCTACGGCGGCCTCGATTGCGTTTCCAAGACGGCCCCGGCGGTTTGCGCCAATGACCTCACCGGCTCTGTGGTTGTGGCCGTCGGCGCTACCACCGTGGTGGTCAATGACTCCTCGGTTGCGTCCGGATCGCACATCATTGTGCAGGAAGATTCCTCGCTGGGCACCAACCTGGGCGTTACCTGTAACACCACGCCAGCCACCGCGCCGCCCACCATCTCCGCGCGCGTCATCGGATCTAGCTTTACCATCACTACGACCGCGCCCTCCACCAACCCGCGTTGTTTCAGCTTCCACCTGTTTAGTTAAATGAAAGAGCATCAATGACTCCGTACTATGAGCACGCGGGTATCACGATCTATTGTGGCGATTGCCGGGAGGTGTTAGAGGAGGGCAACGTAAAAGCTGCCCTCCTCTGCACTGATCCGCCCTATGGCATTGGAGCGGCGCACAAGACTTTCGGCGGAGCCGGCGTCAAGTGCCACGTCACCGGCCTATGCAAAGGCAAAGCGCTTGCCAAGCGTGACTACGGTGATAGCACCTGGGACGATGCGCCGCCGGACGCGGAGCTGATAAAACTCATTCGCTCATGCGCACCATACCAGATCATCTTCGGCGGAAATTACTTTGAGCTTCCGCCCTCCAAGTGCTGGCTGGTGTGGGACAAGCTACGCGGCAATACAAACTTTGCCGATTGCGAACTGGCGTGGACCAATCTCAACAAGAGCGTACGCCGGATCGCTTATCGATGGAACGGGTTTCTTGTGCAGCCGGGCTGCAAAGACGTGCGTACGCATCCCACACAGAAGCCGCAAGACGTGATGCGCTGGGCCATTCTGCAAGCGCCAGATACGTGTAAGTCGGTGCTCGATCCGTTCATGGGAAGTGGCACCACGTTAGAGGCTGCCAAGGCCCTTGGCTTGTCTGCCATCGGCATTGAGCGCGAGGAGCGTTATTGCGAAATTGCCGCGCAACGGCTCAGCCAGGAAATGCTCATCACTGTGTGAACTCGGGGTCCCCGGCGGCGGGTCCATACCGCTGGGGTGACTCATATTAGCGGCCTTTTCCGCTTTGGGCGCAACGTCAAAGTATGAGCACTAAGAGCATACCGGCGGCGCTTCCGATACAGTATCGGGCCGCGAAAGTCGATGCGGAGCCGAAAAAGGGCGAGCGGCTATCCGGCCCCGATCCGGGCCGGTTCCGCTTTGCCGTCTCCAGTGAAACTCCGTATCTGCGGAATTATTGGGATGGTCCAGGGAATGAGATTCTTCAGCACGATAAGAAGAGCATTCGCACGGATCGCCTCGATTCCGGCCAGGTTCCCAATAACTTCAATCACGATCCCAACAAACAACTCGGCGTTGTTGATAAGTACGAAATCAAAGACGGCCGACTTGTGGTTGAAGGTCCGTTCAGCCGCTCGGCGTTTGCGCAAGAAAAGCGCCAGGACTACGACGACAAGATTCTTACATCTGCATCCGTGGGCTACCGCGTCCATAAGATGGTCCGCACCGAGGATGAGGATAACCCCGATGCGCCCGACGAATGCCGCGTAACTGATTGGGAGCCGTTCGACGCATCGCTTGTCACCGTGCCCGCCGATTTCACTGTCGGTGCGGGTCGCTCCGAATCCGGCAATGAGGATTTTCCGGTTGAAATTGAAACCGTCTTGCGGCGGAGCGAAGTACCGCCCGTTGCACAACCCGCAATTGTTGTTCCACCTGCACAGGAGAAAAGAAACATGGCCGAACCGGCTGAGAAAACCGCAGCAGAACTTGAGCTTGCGCGGCGCAATGACATTATGGCCGTTGCGACCGATTCCGATTTCCGCAAGTACGTCACCATTGACGAGGCCCAGAAAGCCATCGCCGACGGCACCTCCTCGGACAAGTTCCGCGACGTCGTTTCGCGCAAGATTTGTGCGGCTAACGATGTCAGCAAGGTGGGCACCGCAGGCACCAACCTTTTCAGCGAAATGGATAAGTCTGACCAGAAACGCTTCTCTGTTTTCCGGTTAGTCCGTTCGCTCACCAATGCGGCTCGTCCCGGTTCGTTCCCGACCAATCTTTGCGATGCAGCCCTGGAACGTGAATTCTCGGATGAGCTGAAAAAGCGTCTCAAGATCACCACGGAAGGCCCGCTGATTCCCGATTCCATGTCGCGCGCCCTGGGTACGCAGGGCATCGGCAGCGGAGCCGGTCAGATTGCGGTGACCTCCGAGTCCGCCGCCGTGGCAAGCTATACACGGCCCGAAGTTATCGAGATTCTGCGCAATCGTCCGCGCGTTGAGCAGCTTGGCGCGCGCCGCCTGGGTGGACTGACCGGAATCATTCGGTTGCCGCGTCAGTCCGGTGCCGGCACTGCGCAGTGGGTGGGTGAGGGAGCGGCTGTTACTCCCGCCGACCTCGCTATGGATTTCATTTCCGTGACTCCGCACCGCATCTCGGCGCAGACCGCATGGACCGTCGAACTGTTGGCTGAAACCGCGCCCGATATTGAGGGCCTGGCCCGCGCCGATCAGGACAAGGTAATCATGCTTGCCCTCGATCTGGCCGCGATCAGTGGCCCCATCGGCGGCCCGAACCCGGTAGGCTTGATGAACCTTACCGGCCTCACGCTGCTTTCGCCTTCCGGAACTGCATTTGCAGACGGCGGCAAGCCGCTTATTTGGGCTGACATCCTGGCGTATGAATCCACCGCTGCCGCCGCGAATGCGGATGTGGCCACCTCTGGATTCATGTTCACGCCGGAAGTGCGCGCCCAGCTCAAGGCAACGCCGAAGTTTGCATCCGGCTATGCCCTCCCCATCTGGGATGACGGTCCCAAGGACCCTCTTGGCATCGATACGCAAGGCCCCGCCGGCTATCGCGCGGCCGTCACCAACCAACTCGCCAAGAACGGAACCAAGGCGGGCGTAACCGGCTCCATTCTGCATAACTCCATCTTTGGCGATTGGGGGCAGTTGATCGTTGCCGATTGGGGCGCGCGTGAGGTAGTCGTCGATCCGTACACACAGGCCGCTAGCGGCGCGATTGTTGTCACTCAGCGCGCGCTACACGACGTTGCTTGCCGGCACGTTGCCGCCTTCGTTGCCAACCCCTACATCGCAATCTCGTAATCTCGGGGTCCCCGGCGGCGGGTCTATGCCGCTAGGGTGGCCATCCGAAACACACAAAACGCCACAGGCGGGGCCGTAAGGCCCCGTCGTTACACACACTCAAGAGGTGATCGATGCTTACAACGAACAAGGGAAATAAGAAGGTCAACGTCGTGCTTCGCGTTGACATGGTTGTGGACGGTGAGCGCATGGAAAAGGGAGAAGTGGTGGAGATGTCCGGCCACAACTTCAAGTACCTGGTCCAGCATGATCGCGTAGCCGAGGCAACTGACGAGAACGTCGCCGCCGTCAGGGCGGAAATCAAGGCCACGGAAGAGGCCGCCAAGCGCGCCGCGCAACCGTCAGACGCGGATGTTCTCCGCGCCCGCATTGCCAACCTGGAAGCGGAACTCACCGCCGCCAAGAAAGGCAAGTAAACCATGTTCGGGGATTCCGATCTGTCTGTGTTCTTTGGTGATTTCGGGAAAGAATCTCCCGTGATTTGGAATAACGAACCGGCCGTGAGCGGAATCCTCGACATTCACACAGATGTGTTTGCGCACGGCGGCGCTCCCGGAGGCGTAGAGCGTAACACCGTCTCTCTGAGCATCCCTTACAGCGCATTCACGGCCACCCCCAAGCCACGTGATGCCATCACCGTGGGTGGAGTAGCCTACACCGTCCTTTCGCTGCCTGAGCAGCGCGATATGCAAGTTACCGAGCTGTATCTCAAACGTGCATGAGGTAAACCGTGATTACCGGAACAACTAACCGAATGCTGACTCCTGATCGTGAGGAATGCACTTATGAAAAGCGTGAACAAAGTTATCCTGTTGGGCAACGTCGGCCAGGCACCGGAAGTGAAGGACAATCCCGGCGGAACGTTGCGAGCGGCGGTCTCCATCGCAACCAACGAGAGAGTAAAGAAGGGTGACAAGTGGGAGGATAAAACCGAATGGCACCGCGTTGTGTTGTTTGGTCGTCTGGCTGAAGTCGCCCGCGACTATCTTCGCAAGGGTTCCAAGGTCTATGTAGAGGGCAAGCTCCGCACGTACAAGTGGGATGACAATGGCACCACGCGCTATTCCACCAACATCACGGTGACTGACCTCAACTTGCTTGACTCCCACGATTCACGCCAGCCGCAACCGCCCGATGAAGCATACAGTGAGGCGTCCTGATGCGCTTCTGTGACCGCCTCATTATCTTCGCTGGCATCTTTGTTGGAGCCATTGAAAACCGCAAGCGCTTGCTGGTCAGTCTCTCGGTTATCAGAGAAGGGTACCGTGAATGCTTCGGAAAGGAACGGTGGCTCTGATGGCCGGGGTCACCATTTGGGAGCAAGCCGCCCAGGCGATTCTTGCGCTGCTCAACGCGCCCGGATCGCCCGCCGTTGCCTACCGCGACCGCTTTGAAGCTGTGGGCCAGTCTGAAATAGCCTTCAACGTGTTCTCGACCAAAATCGACATCGGCTACGACTGCGATCAAAGAGCGGCGCACGTTGAAGCAGTCATCACCGTGCGCGTGTGCGTTGCTGGCACCGCCGGTGATCCAACTGCAACGCCACCCATCCCCGCCGTTCCCGTCAGCACGGTTGCCGATCCGTTAGTGCTCTATGCGTGGCGGGTCATCTGCGCCGACCCTACACTGGGCCAGCTTGTCACAGACACCTATCCCGGCGAAATCGAAACCGGCTATGTCGATAAGTCCTCATCTGATCAAGTTTGCGTGGATATGAGCTTCCATGTGAATGTCGAAGTAGGACGTTTCGACCCGTCAATCAATATGACTTACCCAGGCTAACAGCCTAAAGGAGATGTAGAAAATGAGTGCTGTTGCTCCCACTGTAACCGTTACACCGTCCGCATCCGCCATCACCAACGTGCAGGCGCTGCCCGTGGCGGTCTCTGTCGCCGGGGCCAGTGGCGTTGCCCTCGGCACCGTGCAGCTTACCAGCGGGACATATACCTCCAATGCTGCTACGCTCGTCAATGGCGCGGCAACCATCGTGGTTCCCGCTGCCGTCCTGGCCATCGCTCTGGACACTTTGACGGTCACTTATACGCCAACCGGGGCCAGCGTTGGCGTTTACCTTTCAGGGACCGGAACGGCTACTGCTACTGTTTCCATTTCTCCTGTTTCGCTCCCGTCCAAGCTTCAGGGCTACAAAGCCCAACTCACCTACACACCCGGTACAGGTGCTCCAGTGGTAATTGCGGGGCTCAAGGATCTGGAGGGCGGATTTAAGGCGGATGAGTTGGACTCCACCGACCACGGCAACAATGGGTGGAAAGCGCGTCTGCTTGGCTTGCTTGACTTTGAGGGTTCGGCCAAGGTGGATTACATTGCCGGCGATTCGTCTCAAGCGTATCTGCTCAACTCGATTCTCAACAGCACTGTACTCGCAATCACGATAGCCCCGGTGCTTTCGCCTGGCTCTGGCGTGGCGAGTTTCGTTGGACCTGCGATCATTACCGATTGGAAGTGGGACGGGAAAAACACCGACCTGCAAGGTGTACAAATCACGCTCAAGGGCGCTGGGCCGTTTGTGACGGTTGCGCAGTAGGGCTTTTGAGGGAAGGGCCAACTTCAGAGGGGAGGTTGGCCTTTTTTTATGGGGAGGAAAATGAGTATTCAGAAAGCACCGATTTTCGTAGACTTCGACCGCCGCCATCAGGTGGTTTTCAACCTCAACACAGAAATCCTCATCCGCAACGCCGGCGGTAAGGATAGCAATCTATGGGAGACGATAGGCCAACGCAAGAACGCCAAGACGGGAGAGACAGAGAAGCTTCTGGATGTGAACCTGGAGAATCTTCGCCTGTACCTCTGGGCGGCCCTTCAGGAAGGCTCACAGCGCGCTGGAGAGACGTTGACGATAGAAGATGTGGGCGCACTGCTCACGCGCCGCAAATGGGTTACCAGAGCGGTCGTTGCCATTGGCGATGCACTCAAGCAATACTATGGCGATGAGCCGGGGGAATAGCTTCCCCTGGCCGACGCAAAGGCACGGGACGTAAGCGCAAGAGCAAGCTAACCACGTGGGAAGACGCTTTCCGTATCATCTGCGGTGAGATGGCCCTTGCTCCCTCTGAGTTTTACCGTCTGCTTTACTCGGAGCTGACACTCATGCTTGAGGGCTACCGCGCGCGACACAGGCGGGAGATGCGAGAGCGCCGTGAAGAATCTGCATGGATGGTGAGTTGGCTTCTGCTACCTCACAAGAAAGCCGACGCCGATCCCCTCACGCCAGACCAGCTCATGGGCCGTAAGCAACGCGGCAGGCCTACACCGAAGTTTTCCAGTCCAGGCGAGTCCGCACAAGCATTCTTTGCCGCGCGTCAGGCAAAATCAAAAAAGGAACAAAAGAAGGGAGAGTGAACTATGTCCGGAGGATTTACCTACATGACAGATGAACGAATGAAGGAATGCGAGTCCGCAATGTTACAGAGTTTGAGTGACGCGAAAAAGCGGCGTGAGCAACTGAAATTAAAACTTGCGCGATGGTCCCTTCTCTTTCTCAAAGCCTCGGCGGAACTGAAGGGCGAATCGAGCCACGAGGTTTTCAGCTTTGAAAGCCTACCCGAAAAGCAGGAACTGATCGACGCCTGGGCGGAATGGAAAACTATCCGCAAGGAATTCTCTGATCTTCAAGAGACTTTCCGCGCCTACGGACTCGATATTCAGTAAGAAAGAGGGTTGACCGATGTCCAGCAAGAGCGTTGTCGTTACCGTGGCCGGTGACGATAAGTCCGGTGAAATGTTCAAGGCGATTGGGCAGCATTGTGCTGACCTTCAGGCCAAAGCCGCAGAGACTTCGGCGGCGCTTGGCGGTATTGGTAAATTCCTTGAAAAAGGACTCGCCTTTGCTGGTATCGCTATCGGCGCGCGGGAGATTATTGGCGGCTTCAAAGAGATGGTCAAATCGACCATGGAGTCAGGTGTCCAACTTGCCCATCTCAATCAGCAGACCGGCATATCTGTCGCAAATCTCTCGGTGCTCAAATATGCCGCCCAAGCTACCGGTGTAGATTTCGATGTGCTCACCCGTGGCTTCAAAAAACTCTCCGTCACCACTTACGAGGCAGATAACGGCAATAAGACAGCCGCCAAGGGATTCGCCCAGCTCGGTATTTCAGTCTCCGATCTGCGCGCCAAGGGCAATGACATGTACGGCGTCATGACCATGGTCGCTGAAAAGTTCCACGCCATGCCCGATGGAATTGCCAAGAGCGACACCGCCGCTAAAATCTTTGGCGCGCGCATGGGCTCTGAGCTAATTCCCGTCCTCGATGCGCTGGGTGGAAAGATGGATACCCTCAAAGCCGAGGCCGAATCACTGGGCGTGGTGTGGGATGAGGCTGGCATCAAGAAAATGGAAGAGATGCACCACAGCGCCGCCATGCTGCAAGGAAGCTTGCAGGCATTAGGGCTTGAGCTTGCGACCTCCCTGTCTGGTCCTCTGAAAGAGGTCGCTCGACTAATGACTATCGATATTGAACTCTTTAATCAATTTTTAAGTTTAGGGAAGTATTCGGACGAGGCGAAGCGGAACCGCGCGGCCGATATTGTCGGAGCTATTCCGCAAAAGGTAATCGACAACCCTAACGCCGGCAAAGATGCAGGCGCGTCGAAAGGTGCCATCCAAGAACAACTAGTACCGTGACCGCGTGAATGCGTAATTAAGCTTTAGGCGGGCCAGCTTTCTTGTGAACTTCCACTGAATCGTGATCGTGTCGCGGTTGGTGCGGCGATTCCAGGCCTTGGCTTGGCGACGC